GCCGGCTGCGTTGTGATTTTATATTGTCCGGTATTGAAATTCATGCGCGTATTTTGGTCGGCAACCGGGAGCGGGAGGGGATAGCGAAATTCCCGCCCCGATTGCCTGTTCTTTATGCTTGTACCAGCAATTTAATAGCGCCAGTGTTGACTAATTTGCCATCAGTGCGCAACCAACCCAAAAAGCCGTCCATCAACTGATCAGCGAAGCGCTCTTTCAGTCGGATGATATTGAAGCCTTTCACGTTTCGGATGTAGTATTTCGACCAGTCGCCAAATGCAATGGTTTTTTGACCTGTTGCGATGGTTGGGAAATCCTGGTTTACGACATATTCATAACCCAGGATGCGCCCCGGAATGCCGTCCTGAAAACTTGGTTGCCAGATTGGCGCCACGCTGGTCGTCTGGTCCAATTTCAAGATATAGGCAAGGGTTGCATCATTGAGCATGAATTTAGCACCTGGCCGGTAAGCTGGGTCAACACTATGCACCAGGTCAATGATTTCTGATTTTGTGATCGCCGTTGCGCTGGCTGCTGTTTTTCCGGTAGATGCGCCGCCGGAAGCCGCAAGGATACCCGTAGGCTCTCCGCTGCCATCGCCGCGCGTGTAGGAGTAGTTAAGGGCGCGACCTGCACGGGCGCCGAAAAGTTCAGCCAAGCGCGATGCAACGAAATTCACATCTTCATCCTGGATTAATTCCCAAGTGAGTGTAACCATGTCAGCCCACATATGATCAGTAAGCGTAACCTCTCCGAAAGTGAAGGCGTTTGCCGTCAGTCCGCTGCTGCGTTCTTTCCCCTGCCATCCACCTGTGGAAACCGTGTCGTCAACCGTTGGGAGGCGAAGCGTTCCGCCGCGTGTGCTGTTGTGGACGTATGACGCCTGGAGCATGCCGCCGTATGCCTTCAGGTATACTTCCAACATCTGGAGAAACTCCTGTGGAACCGTGTATTGGCCCTGTGCGTCGGTGGCTGTCGAGTTTTGGGCACGGGTTGGTGAATTTGCCCGCTTCAGCGCCTCCGAATGCGTCATGCGCGGCGCATCTTCAGAAAACAGCCGTTCAAAATACCGCTGCATTTCAGTTTGCGCTCTGTTTTCGTCCCGGCCAAAGGTGAATTCGCCTTCGCGGGTGTTCAATTCGGCGTCAATTTCAGCCTGAACACGAAGTTTTTGGATTTCCGATTGATAAGACTGCTCATCTTGATAAGCCTTGTCCCATTGCTCGTTTTCGTCAGGCGTCATGGCGCGTTTTTCCTTTGCCGCCCGGTTCGTTAATTCGGTCATGGTTGCAAAGCACTCACCCCGAAGTTCCTGCAATTTTTTTTCGTCACGCATTGCGTTTCAAATTTTGATTTGTGATTGAATGAGCAGGTGGGGCATTAGCGCAACCCGCCAATTATTTTCAGGCTTTGCGGCCTCTTTTTCGTTTTCTTCTTCCGATTCTTCTTCCTCTGTCGGATCGGGCATTGCAACCCGTGTAGCGGCTACCAGCAACTGCCGGAAGCTCATTTTTTCGGGTTCTTCTACCGCTTGCTGCGTCTGGTAGTTGTCAATTTCAGCAACCAAACCAAGTTCAACCGCTTCCTTTGCTGTCATCCAGTGGTCTTCATAGTCGTAAAAGCGTTCCCGGACTTCCGTTTCTTCCATGCCCGTGACGGCTGAAAATGTCGCAATGGCTGTGTCGTCGAACTTGTCAAGCATGTCGGCGCATTGGCGCATCCGTTTGGCGGTTCCCCATTCAAAGGATGAGGTTGCATGCGTCATCAGCTTGGAATTGATCCCGACGTGGCGTTTATGGCCACTGATCCAAATATCGAATGCCATTGATGCTGCCATCCCATCCACATAGGTGTGAATTTCGCTTTTGCTGTTCCGGATCGCCGTGATGATCGGATCGCCGTGCATGACGGAACCACCCGGCGAATTGATGCGGATATTGATGCGGGAATTGCTTTTTTCCAGATCACGGATTGCCTTCACTACCTCAATATCTGTGAGGTTGGTTTCGGCTTCTGTATCCCACCAATCCTCTTGACCGATATACCCGTAAATCAGGATTTCGGGCGTATTGTCCGCGTCCGTTCCTGTGATTACCCGGAAATAACTACCCGTTTGCCCCTGCGGGCGTATCTTCTTCGTTACCATCGGTTGCGTTTTGTGCCGGTATCGGCGTTTGAATTTCTTCCGGTTCTTTGGTTGGGTCAACCATGTTCAGCGGGATGTAATAAGCCTTTCCGCTACCGTCTTCAATCGGCGGCATTCCCTGTGTGCGGCGTACTTCGTCCCGGTTTGCGACGCCCCATTTCATCAGGGAATCAATCAATTTCGACTGGCTTTCTACGTCAGCGCCCAGGATTTCGGAGAAGTCGAACCGGATTTCGTGATTGATCTTTTCATTTTCAGGAAGCAGCTTCCAAGCGAGTTCAGCGGCGATATTGAAACACAAAGGCTTCAGCGTGTACGTCACGAAAAGCTTGGATAATTCTTCGATGTTGTTGAATGTTGCTCGGTCCAGGTCTTCCAACAGGAACTGAGGGACGCCGGTAATACGGGCGATGTCAGAAACCAGGCTTTTTTTGGTTTCAGTGTACCCGGCCTCCATTGGCGTTGCACCAATGCGGGTATATTTTGCGCCCTGTTCTAAGATTGCGGTTTTGCCTGCGTTCTTTGGCCCACTGTGCGCTGCTGACCAACTTGATCCCATGCGCTTATAGGAAGCGTCATCCAGTTTTTGCGGAACTTCGATTGTGCCGGATGGAAAAGCGCCGTTAGAATAGAACGATTCAATAAAACCCTGATTTGCCAGCGCCGTCCCTAAGATGCCTTCAAAAGTGTCTACTACTCCAATACCCCGAATCCCATCCCAAGACAGCCCAGATATGTGAATGATCCGATCCGCTGCGTAAGTGATTGTTTCCTGCTTCCCGCCTTCTAAGTCTGTCCTGTATTCATACACCGGCTTCCCTTTCTTTGTGATTTTGACCGTCATTTGCATCGGGTTCAAAATCTGCATCGAAGTAGCCAACCCCTGGTTCCTTGCCGATCGGTCAATGAGCGCGTAAAAGTTGCCGAAGGTGAGCAGGTGCAAAACAGCGGTCTGAAAGAAGTTATACCGCGTGATATTTTCGGAAGGCCGCAGGTTAAGCAGGCGCGTAATGGCATGTTCCCGGCGCTTCTTTACACTGTCGTCACTGTTTATTTTGAAAACGGAAATCGGGAGCGAGGCTATAACCCCGGATAGGATGGTGATTGCCCGGAAAAAGGAAGTGACCGCCAAAGATGTTTGTTCATCTACCGGAAACTGGCTGTTTCCTGATCCCAAAGCGCCCAAAGTTTCGGAACTGAGCGGATTTGCAGGATTTTCCAATGGGTTTCCCTTTTCCGCATTTGCTGCTGAATTGGAGAAAATACCCATAAATCGTTGGAAAATATTGGCCATCCCTTGCGGTTTGATGGCAAAAGTAGGCGGGTAGGGGTGTTATCTTGGTTCACAATCGTTCAAAGGAAATGCTATTTGGTTCTGAATTACGGGTTTTGGCACATCGAAAAGCGGCATTGCTATTTCTTTTTCAAACCGGGCGTTTCCTTCCCGGATGTAATCATCATCAATCTCGCAGCCCCAAAAATCAAAGCCTAATTTGTAGGCGGCTATTCGGGAAGATTGGGAGCCTAAGTGCGTGTCCAGTATTTTGTCGCCGGGTTTGGCATAGTTGCGTAGGAGCCATTCATAAAGGGCTACGGGTTTTTGAGTGGGATGTATTGCTCTTCCTTTATCTTTTGTCAAAAATCCGTGATGTTGTATTTGTACCTTTTTAGTGTTTCTATCAAAAGAAGTCCAAGCAAGCTCACCGTCTGCATAGTTGTCTACAAACTTCATTTTGTCCCAAAATATCCAGCATTTACTTGGTTTTAAAAAGTCAGTCATATAGTTGCCTCCCCAAACTATTTGGTTCTTTGAAACCCTAAAAAGTTCGTCCCAGTATTCCTGTGGAGGAGTTTCATTATCCCAAGCCTTTTTTGTATGTGGGTTTGCTTGCCCCTTCCCTTTTACGTGATAATAGCCACCTGCAGAACTAATGTTTATTCCATAGGGCGGATCAACCACGGCAAGCCCTATGCTCTTATCCGGCAGCCCCGCCATAAACGCCATACAATCCCCGTGGAAAACTTCGCTTATTGGTTTCATATTATTCACCGTCTGTTGGAAAGTCCATTATCCGGATCATGCCCCCGGATTGCTCAAATTTGTAGCGGGAAACACGGTAGGAACCATAAGAGCAGAATTTCGGAGGTAGCCCCAATTCCCGGCGCTCGTTTTCAACTTTCTCCCATGCTTCCCGGTAGGTTGTATGTTCAGCGGATGAAATCGCAATCACCAAGCCAAAGAAAGTTTCTGGTTGCTCCAATACCTTTACCATTTCCGCGAATTTTTGTTTTTGTGTCCCCATAATCAGTATCTTTGTAACTCATTAGTTGTGGGACAACTAAGTATGCATATCCTTAGCCTGAGCGCGCCCGCGTTCGGGCTTTTTTATAGCGTTCTGAATCCTTCTTCCCTTTCCTGCGTCGTGTAAATGCTCTGATCGTTTGCCCGTAGCCATCGAAAATACATTGCAAAACACATTCCCAGCACCACCAACCCGTCTATTTTTTCCCGGCTTTTGCGCTTTGAGAACTTTTTCAGCCCGTTGTTATCCACATCCACGACCACGTTTCCCATATTCCAACGCAAAACCGGGTTCCCTTGATGGTTCAACCGGCCCGCGCTGACCAAATTTTCAATCATCACAATTGGTTCATTGAAGTTTCCGGGCGTCTGCCTGATTTCCGACATATCAAAACCGTAGTCCTGCAAAGATACGGCAAGTTGGGTAGATTGCCAGGGGTCATAGCCGATGCCATCCACCTGCAAAACCTTTCCAAAATTCAATATTTCTTCGAATATCCGTTCGTGGTCGGTCACGTTTCCGGCGGTCGTTTGAATGATTCCTTCGCGCTCCCAATCCATGTATGGAACCTGGTCCCGCCTGACCCTTTCTTCGATATTGTCTTCAGGGATGAAAAAGCGCGGCAAAAAGATGAATGGTTCTTCTGTTTTTGGCCGGGGCACAATCAGGGCACCGCAAACGGTTAAATCTCGGTTGTTGGAAAGGTCAATTGCGCAAAATGCTTGCCGTCCTGCAAAGTCTTCGATTTTGGCCGGCACTTGGTTTTGCATCCAAAGATCATCAGGCAACCAAACTTCCGATTGCCGTACCCACATATTCAGGTTTTTGGTTTTGAAGTTGGTTTCAGCGCTTCCGCCGTCTCTTTTGGCGTCCCTGTATTCTTCCATTAGCCCTTCGTGGGTAGGTGTGTGCGGGTAGGATGGATTGGCTTTTGCCCACATTTTCGGGTTCTCCCATTCCTTTTCGGGGTCGTCCAATGAGTAGATAAGAGCAAATGTACTATCTCCTTTACTTTGTCCTGACAATAGTCTTTCGCACGAATCGCGCATCTTTTTACATGGGCCGTTAATATTAAACCCCGCTGTTGTAATCACAACGGTCAAGGGCTGCAACCGATTCACGGTTCCAGATTTTATGTTCTCCAATATCTTCAGATCAATAGCTTCATGGAGCTCATCAATAATACTGATATGCGGCTTTATCCCATCCTGCGTTTTACTATCCCCGCCCAAAGGGGAAAAGAATGACCCGTTCGATTTGTTTTTCAGCGACCGGGTATTGATCGAATCGTACACCTTCAGCACGTCGGCAAAATCTTCATCTTCCAGTGCCAGGTATTTGGCCATCACTTTGGCCGCCTCCCATGTGATTGCCGCCTGAGCGTACTTGTTTGCCCCAACAAAACATTCCGCCCCGGGTTCGCCGTCGAAGTACGTACCGATCAAACCAATTGCCGCTGCGAATTCAGATTTGCCGTTCTTTTTGGCAATCTCTATGTATGCGGTGCGAACCACCCGAAGCCCGGTCTTTTCCCACTTAAAACCAAAAAGCCCCGCGATTGCGAAGGCTTGCCAGTCTAACAAATTGAACTGCTTTCCCTGAAAATGTCCGGACGTGTGGCGAAGCGACTGAATGATCATCGTCACTATGTCCACCGCTGTTTCATCGAAGTAGATGTCTTTGCGGGTGCGCATCTTTTCAAACCGTGCAACTGCCAGCTTTTCCAGTTTCCCGGCGATGCGCTTGCCGGATTGGACATTTTTTATGTAGCGCTGGTATTGCTTCATTTACTGGTTTGGGAACAGACGGTTTGTTAGTTCGCGGATTTCTTCGGCTTCTGCCTTCCTGCCTTCTGCCAGTTCTTGCGCTTGCATCACCCGAAGGATTATCAATAGCTTTGATTGGTAGAAATCATAATACCATCCGGGTTGTTGTGTTTTTTCAATAAGGAAATACAAAACCCCTCTTTGTGCCGCCTTCTGCATTACAACAGATTCGGCAAAAAGCAACCCAATATTCACTCTTATGCTATCCTCCACCGAAAAAACAACGTCATCCTCAACGCAAAAGGAAAGTTTGCAGGTTTTGTAGGAATTGAAAGTTGACGCCCACCCTTCGATCTTTGAAGGCGTTGCAATGCGGGGTTCCGGGAATGTGTCCCAAAAAATAGAATTGTCTTGCTGTGCGGAAATGGTTGTCGCAACCAACATCGCCAGGAATGGAAATAGTTTTTTCATTTTGCTTGTTTCATTTTTTCAATCTTCTCAAATATTGACAGCCGTTTTGCGTCCGGCTTTTCTTCCCGCTTTTGTTCCAGTACTTTCACCAATGCCGCTGTTTTGCTTTTGCCGGCCACTGCCTCAGCAAGCGCCCGAAGTGCCATTGGTTGTTTCGTGTCTTCCTGTAATGCGTTCAATTCTGCCTCTGACATCCCCAACAAAATCTCATACGCCTGAATGACGACTTCCGTTGTTACGGGTTCGTATCCCTTGCGGCGTAGGGCTTCGATTGCGGATGTGAGGTTTTTGGCCATTATGGTATCGTTATCTCGTTTGTCTCCCTGTTATATTTCACATAAGTAGGAACGCCATTAACAACAAAGCCCATGTTTTGCAATGCCTCTATCCTTCTGCATGGATTCGCCACTTCTTCCCGC